TGACCAGATGACCAGATGACCAGGCGCCTCGCGGTGTGTCGGACTCACTCCATGGCTTTGGCGGCGAAATCGTTGCCCAGGTTCTGGAGGACTCTCTGCGTCGTGTACTCCCTCTCCTGCGTGAATCGTTTGAACATTGGATCGTCGGCCGAGGGCACTACGCGCCATCCCAGCTCCACGAGGGTCAGCTGCGTGAGTTTCTGGCTTACGGGTCCCGCTGTTAGTACATCGCCCGGGCGCTGCTGCATATGCTGCTTCAGTAGCACTCGCATGATCGCCCACCCTATCTCATTTTCTAATGATCGTCGTTCTTCTGTTTTTGTCATGATCGGTCTCCTTTATTCTTGATATGATATATTATACCACCTTTCTCTCAAAATTTCACTCTCGATCGTAGATGTTCGGCAGCACCCCAATTAGAGTCCCCTCCCCCCTCTCCTCCCCCACCCCCCGCCCAGCCCCTAAACGGCCGTCCTCGACTGCTCCGGTCGGCGTCCCGCAGGTTTTGGCCGGCGTCCCGATCCTTAGTCCTTTCCCGGCGTCCCGACGGGTACTGGACCGCCGATTTGGGGTCCCGGCGGCCCGCAGGTCCCCGGACTCCTGACCGAGTACTCACGCAGGTGAGTCGCCGGTATTCGGCACCCCGAAACGATTTCTTTTTTGGGGTCTCGATCTTAGGTAACCGTTGTCTTGTTTTTTATAGGGAAATGATATATAATATATATATGAATAAGATCATATGATAGATGAAAGGAGAATGGAAATGAAAATAATGTTTTATGATGAGGGAATAAGTAAGGGGAGAGGGGATCCGAGGAACTTGGTACCCCAACCAACGAATCAGGACACATGTAAGAAGGATGAGACCCTCGAATGGGAGATGGGAGTCAGTAACATAGATTCTCTTCCCGATAACGATGGAACTACGATATACTCCGAGGATCGTGGGTGGTATGTCCACTTAAGTAAGGAGGAGATCGTTCATCTGTTCGAGTCTCTGATGTTTGGAGAGTGGATCGAACCCGAGACCATGGGATAGATCCCCCGATCCCGGTAATTAAATAGAAAAGGATCCCCCTCCAATACCCGGACGGGGATCCCCATTAAGTAGCGGAGACATATCATGAGAATCGTGAGACGCACCGAAGTGAAGAGAGTAAGGAATCCCGATCTAAACAAACTGTTACCCGAACCGACACATACGACAGATGTCGAGGGGAACTGCGTCCTAATGTGGAGTGGAGACGTTCAGAGTGTGGGAGTCGAAACCAACGACGACTGTCTCTCGATCACATTCGAAGGATGGACGATCGAGATTGATCGATGTGAGGCCGCCGAGTTTCTTGGAATGACAATCTAAACCAAAGATCCCCCCTCCGGTCATCGGACGGGGGATCCTTTTTCTACTCGCGGGCGTCCCGCGGGGGATCGGCGTCTCGCTTGAGGTATGCAGAGGGGTAGGTGGGTGAGTCGCCGGGGACTCAGCCACCTGACCAGGTACTTGACCGACTAACCGATCCCCATTGGATACTTCTCCCAGTTAGGTACTCCGAACTCTCTCATGAAAATCATTGTGAGAGCCTCTTCCAGTACCGTTTCGGAGAACTGTTGTAAGTAGGTTCCATAATCCCTTACCACTCGGTTGGTAAGTTCTCGAGTTTCTTCTGGAGCCCACTCATTCAACTCATCTACCATGTACTCAGGCTCTACCCCCGCCCAGAAATGAAGGACTAACTCTCCCATCATCGCGAGGACCTCTGGCTCGATCTCTGGATCGTTGAAATTGATTTCTTCGATCGGTCTCATTTCTAACGGTGTTACTCTTTTTTCTTTCATGATACATCTCCTTTCAAATAATTGGTGGGTTTCTTATATATTAATTATACCTTATCTCACCTAAAAAATCACTCTGTATCATAGACTCCCCGACACTCCCCAATAAAGTCCCCCGGTATCAACCCCTCATCGGTCAGCCGCCGAGTCGGGGTCCCCACCAGCCGCCGATACTCTGATTCTCGCTTTGCGATGCAGCCGGTGGCGTCCCGCGCTGTATCGCCGTGTTCCGGAGTCTCGGCGTCCCGCCTTGCCTCGGCGACCCGCAGAGCCAGGGCGTCTCGCGGACCAACGGACCCTCACGCAGGTACGCAGGCACCCGACCGAGCTTCGGCGTCTCGACGGGACTTTCAAACTGAGGTCTCGCCGAACCCCTATGATCAAGATTGACTTTTTTACATATATCATATATAATAATATCATAGAACCTTAACAAACCAATATTTCAAACCCCCACCCAAATTTATTTGGGTTCGGGATTCCGTGTCAAGGTTCATCAAACCATTTTTCAATGACGCCTAGCCGGCGTCAGACCTTAAGGAGGTTATCATGGCTAGCAAGACTAACGTATCGTCAACCGAGAACCAGGTTCTCACCTTGAAACAGGCTGTCGCATTATCAGGATTATCGATGATCTACATCCGACGCGCGATCAACGAAGGCAAGCTCCCCGCTTCCAAAGAGCAGGTAGGTACCACGAACGTGTATCGGAACATCATCAAGACCCCCGACTTCGAAGCCTGGCGTGCATCCCGGAATGCGAAGACCCGCCGAGAAGACGGCCGTAACAAGTTTGATCTGTATGCCACCGCAACCGAGTACGAGAAGCTTAGCGCCCTGTGCAAGGCTAATGGCCTCGAGCTCCCCATCAAACGAGCGCATACTCCCAAGCCGAAAGCCGCTGTCGAGGAAGCATGAGACTGCAACTTACGAAACGACCCTCAAGGAAGTTCGGGGTCCGCATCGTCATCAGGCTTCATGACAAAAAACGCAGACCGAGACGCAAATAACAACAGGAGCCCGCAGCAACGCGGGCTCCCCAACTTTTAGAAAGAAGGTACCATGTCCATTTCATTTGCAGAACGTGTAACAACCGTGTTCCACACCATTTTCGCGATCATCGTCCTCTACATCTTCTGGATGCTAGCGGGCGAGCCAGATGTCCTTTCATATATGGGTATCTAACCCACACACACTTTTCACTCCCCCCACCCGCCCTCGTGGGGGGTTTCTTTTACCTCAACAGGCGTCCCGCACATTCTCGGCGAGTCGCCCAAACTCGTTTCGCCGCCTTAGTCGCCATCTGCGGGCGAGCCGCGCATGCTTGCCGTGCCGCCCAAAAGGTGGGCGTCCCGCCTAGATCCGGTTACTCACGCCGGTTACGCGCGTCCTGCGGAGCACTTGCGCCGGAACGGAACCTCACACCCGCTCTGATCATGGATTCGGGCGGCAAATTGTCCGGTTGAGGGTGCCTTGACCGGGGTCGAGGGACGCCCTCCGTGTTTTTCCTTTGCATTGGGCAACTGCCGTGGGATGGCTCAAGAAAATCGCCCCTGTGGGTCTCCATGTATCGTCGGAAAGAAGTGGGAAGGTATGATACGTGTTATCTTTTGATAATGATTAGATAATAATTTATACTATTACTACTAACTCAATCATATATATATATATATAGAATTCAGGAGATAATATTATTATTTGAATTTATATATATATATCCCGTCAACTGAGTTGTTCTTTTTGACAAAAGTTGATTATTGATTATTATCAAAAAGAGCCGCGCAGGGACAACCCCCTCAACGACCCCCAAGAGGGTCCCCCAAACAGGTCCCCGTCACACCCTCCCCACCGAACGCAGACCCTGGCGATATGCAACTAAATAAATCCGAAAAAAAGATCCCCTGGGCAAAACACTCAAGGACAGGCTTGTAAAATATCGCAAAATCATATATAATATATATAACATTAGAAGGGTTACCTCCCCACTAATCATTTCATTTTAGGTTACGCGAAAGGAGCCACACACATATGAACGATAAACAAACGAACAACCATACACACCGTACCACATGGGCAATTACGCCCATCACTACAGGATACGACAAGACAGGGAACGCGCGCTTTGATTTCGCAATCATACGCGATCCCAAGGATAACTATCCGATCGTGATGATCCACACGGATACGTTCTTACCGAGCCGCAAACAGATCTTGGAGGAAAACGCTGGCACGGAGATCTACGAACTCCTGACAAACGGTTACGCGATCGAGGTCGTTGCGGAGTTTCATCTGACGCGAGAGACACGTCAGACATTAGAAGCGAACGGAGTAATCAAATGAACCACGGCACAGGCAGTGCAGACAACAGCAATTACCTAAACCCGCCCGAAGAGCAGAACCGACGCAAGGTCGGCAATATCAATGAAGTATGGGTTCCTTGCGAATATTGCGAGGGAGAAGGTGTAGTCCTCTCCAGCGACGACGTCCAGATCGAAGACGACGTAACGGGAGAGCCTTATACGCAGAGAATCGAATTTTGGATCCAATGTCCACATTGCAAGGGCGAGCTAGGTCAGTGGGATATGGAGATTGACGAATGAACGGGCAGCCGAAACCAAACATAATCGACGAGAGCAAAGTCCTGTACAGGAATCGTTTCGTACCGAAAGGCATGGCAAGGATTACATACTTCACGCCTCCGCATACCTTACGATGGTTAAAGGTTGAAGCGCCCGTCGTAGATCTCCTGGAGGAGATCCACAGCATCTTCGTTCTTAACTCGGGCTATCAGCACGGACTCCTTACAGTTAGTGACTGGTCGCCAAATCGCCAGAGATTTACGGCATACTTTACCGAGAATCCGAAATTTCAGATCGGTATCACACGGAAACTTCTCAGCCCCACCAAGTACCATTTCGGCATCTACATTACCGACATGAACGACGTAAATGGAGGCATGAGCGAGGATTTCCAAGAGTTCAAAACCATGTTCATCGACCTGAAACAACGTACTCTAGAGGAGGTAGCAGATGAAACGTAAAATATACGCGAGCGCGCAACTACGGTTGACGCGCGAGCGAAAGACGGTCGAATACGACCATTGGACGGATAGCGTCAGAGTCAACAAAAGATTCCTGCGTAATCTGTACGAAGCGACAGCAAGCCAGAACAGAGGACACTTTACCAATCAAGACGGTTACGTACTCTATTGGCTCTATCACTCCGATATTACCAAGCAGCGTAAGTACGCTCTCGGCTACGAGGCGAAAGATCCGGAGATGCAGATGAACGTGCGTAACCAGCTATGCAAGCTGGAGCACATAGGCATCCTGGTCAGAGTGAAGCCAGGCCATTACAAGTGGGTCAAAGATGCAGAATCAAAGATCAAGGCCCTGTGAGATTGCCTGCGTGAAGGAGTGTATCATGAAGCGATTGGATTTAGGCTCAACATACATGTTCGATGAACCCAAGGAAGACGATCTTCTAGTGGAAACATGCCTAGATGGGTCGTTTTGTTATGTAGAGGATTCCAATTACGGCGATCCAATACCAAGCGCGATTCAAATGTTCTCGGACTACAAGCAGTTACCTTTTGCCGACGGAACATTTGACGAGGTTGCTGGCTCATGTTTCCTCGAAGAGGAGACCATTAACGACCAGCGACGTGCTTATGCTGAGATACATAGGATCTTGAAGCTCGGAGGTACTTTAACGGTTAAGGGTTGCGGCCCTGCATTGCGACGACGATATTACGATACCGCCATCGCTGTTGGCTTCCAGTTGATAGCGAAAGCATGCATATATACCGACCCAGATGAGGGTTGGCTTTATGACGTAGGATATACCTTTAGGAGGATAATGTGAACGAAGACGATTTAAGGGCGCTAGCCGAGATTATATTGAATGTTTGGGCCGGCGGAGAACCGACTGGCGACGACTTCGCAGACCGTGAAGACGAGCCCGGTCGCTGGGTTTACTACGATAGTTTGGCAGTAAACAACATGGAAGTTATCGAGGAGCTTGCTATGAAAGGCGGCCTCGAGAATTTGCTTGCAGAACATCTTCAGAGGAAAGGAGGAATATGGACCCCAACTATGTAACCGCGACAAGTAACAAAAGCAAGTCGACAGCATTAGTACTCGCCATCACACTTGGATGGCTCGGTGCGCATCAGTTTTACGTAGGTCGTATAGGCGAGGGCATAATATATGCTCTTACCTTCGGCCTGTTCGGTGTAGGATGGCTCAAAGACATTTGGAACATCCTACTTGGAACATATACAGACAATACCGGCGTTCCGTTACGCCACTAGGAGTTGTGATGGAACATTATGACATCCCTGCTGCAGCTAAGAAGATAGGATTTTCAGTAGCCTATGTTCGTACGCTGATACGCAGTGGCAAGATAACTACCGTGATGCAGCCCTTATATGAGGGTTCGCATGTAATGAAGCATATGATTCCTGATGACCAGCTCCAGAAGTTCGTTGAAGAGATGCCTCACAAATCGCGCAGGAAAGACGGTCGGAATAAGTACATCGTGTATGCACGTAACGACGAACTCTTGCAGATACGTCAGGCACTCTTCAATGCGGGCCTCAATGAATTGGCGTTTCTGATTGCGCCGGCCAACAGACTGAAGCATTGGGAAGGAACCGATCATGGGTAAGACGCCACGAAAAACAGTAGCCCTAATTCGTGTGTATGACTCGGCTCTTGGTGAAGAGTATCCAAAGCATAGACTCTACGCGGTTGCATATGAACCGATCTGGCAGTCCCTCAGGACATCTCTTAGTTGGGTACAAAATGACCAGGCCGCCCTAGCTTATGCAAGGTGCATGGCCTATGTAAATCTCGGAAAGGGACCTGAGGTGGCAAATCGTACGTGGAGAGTATTTAATCTCCTCTGTGCGATACCGCACGGACAAGTAACCAAGAAAGAAATACATATGGTGGAGCCAGGAGCTTCGAAGTTTCTGCTTCGAGCTCAGGACGAGTTTCGTGAGCGACTGCAGCACACGGGCTACCCAGTGGAATGGGATTGGCACGTTACGCGAGTTGCTGCGATTCAAATGTTTTCAAACGATCCGCAATCGCTGGTACGCATTGTGAAACCGCTTGTGCGAAATCGTGCAATGCGCGCTGATGCAAAACCAGAATTGCGACATTACCTAACCATGATGGAAGAAATCATGGGTGACATGTATCCAGGAAGGAAGGTTTAAATGCACGCGTACGAATATAAGATCAAGGAAGAGAAGTTGGCCATCCAATGCATCGATTTGATCTCCGGAGGGATTGATCGGTTGTTTGAAGGGCACAGAGGTACGCCACGAGCCGTGGTGCGAGTTATTATCGCATGTACCTTAATGGCGGAGCACGCACACGACCCCGCAACAGGTCTCCCAGTGGAAACTGTGAACTATGTAGACAAGCTTATCAAGGGCGGCGATGAAGAATTCGATAACGAGCTCACAAAGTTTGTCAAGCAGCTCGATGACTGCTCCAACGCAGCTCGCATACTTTTTACGAAGACCATCGAGAAGGTGTTGCGATGAACGGTCAGTATGAATTCAAGACAAACGCTGTGCAACTGATTGCCTTGTTCAAGCTCTCGCAGGAGCTCGTAGAGATGCTTCCGAATGGGAGTCCTTTCGAAGATGCGGCAATAGCAATGTTGCACACCATGTGCGCATGTACGATTGATAAGTCCACTGGTGAGTATGTAAATGTAAGAGAGTTAGGACTCATGATCCTGTCGGAAGGCCCTGACACGCTCCTTGATTGGATAGATGCTTTCAAGGAGTACTGCAACGAATTGTTTGAAAATGAGGGCGATGACCCCCGTCTCAAGCCCTTCAAAGACTATCTAGGAGGCTTAGATGAGTGCTAATATATCCCGCGTCTTCTTCAAACGCAAGTTCAACGCTGAACAAAGCTGGGAGAATACCCCAATTATGGGATTTCGCAGATATGGCGGTACCTTGCCAGAGCAAATTTTTTGCGCCGACCAGGATGCTAAGGCGTTCGCAAATTGCTATCAACAAACCATCCGTTGGAACTTTGATGGATCGCTTCAAGGTCATTATGTCGAATGCACACCATTACCCATCCTGGAGTTCAAATGAACATCGCAAATAAAGGTACGTCGATAATCATTCGGACCGACGATGAAGCTTGCGACTATTGTGGAAAAACTTTCGTGAAGGGGGAGGTCGTCTTTGTGATAGCCGACCCCTTGACGGAAGATGCAATTTATTTCTGTGCAGACAGACAAGCCTGCATGGCACGAGAAAGGAGTAATAATGAGTAACACTATTCGTCATGCTGTGGGCGATACCGTTGCCGTAACCACATCTTTGAACGGATTGCAAGATGACTGGTTCAGAATACGAGCAATCATAATCACCCTCAGAGAGGATAAATGTACTGACGTGCAATATGAGGTGCAGAATATTGTGCGACCAGGTACTCACTTTACCGTTGTAGATGAAAGGGTTTATGACCCCGGGACTCTTAAGAGTCTGTACGAGTCGCTTGACGAAATGACCGCTAGATTACTCCCCTACGAGAAAGCCTTCATTCGGGAGCCCTTCGATAAAATCGTCATGACGATCAACATCATTCAATCATTATTAGAAAGGTTCCCAAATGCCGAAAGATCAAGTTCAGACTAAACCCCTAGGTGACCGAGATGTTATGATCGGTTATCAACAATGGCAAGGTAAAAACCAAGCCGTCATTCGTTACCTGTATGAAGACAAGCAGACAGGTGAAAAGCTTCCCGGCAAGAACGGAATCAACATCCCCGAGGAAGACCTCCTTGAAGCTATCGAATTACTTCTGACGACCTACAATGAGCACGTAGGTACATCCCTTGTTATTATGGATTCAGGTACATGACAATACACATGGTTTTCGCCTTCGTCTATGTCAGTGTCCTAGTATGGGCTGTTGCGACCAATGCAGACGCCATGGCAGTCGTGCTTGTACTAGTGCTCGTACAAGTAGCAGCCAGCCTGGCTTATGCAAAAACGTTCTATAGGTACCAGAAGATCTTTGAGTGGTTCAAGCATAACGTACGCATTACGAGGAACACGCTCCCTTTAGATGCTCCTGACGACCTTATTGAAGAGGAGGATGATATTGACGATTAAAGTGCCGTAACTTGTACAGTGTAAGCTTTTACTAATCACTTATAATATAAGTATGAATTCAATCATTTTTAGAACGCCTGACAACGTTCGCTAATCAAAAGGAGATTAACATGTCAAACACTATCGATCTAAGTAAAGTCCAGTTCCCCGATCAAATGGATCTTCGAACCGCCTCAATTTACCTCGGCTTGTCCGAGATGAGAGTCCGCGCTTTAGCTCGCTCTGAAGAGCTTCCAGGTGCCAAAGACGACGCCGGTGCTTGGGTTTTTGCGAAAGCAGATCTCGATACCTTCAAAGCAGCCCCACGTACTCGCAAGAGCGGAAACAAAGGCGGAACTCGCGGTGAAGGCAAAGCCTGGATCATCAAGGTGAAACATCAGAACCTTGAAGCTGTGAAAGCTGCCCTGGCTGAGTTTGGAATCGAATTGCTCCCGCGATACGATTACGCCAAACAGACCGCTTATCGTTTGAAACGTGACGCCGCAAAAGCTGCAGCAATAATGGCGAAAAAGGCTAAATAATTCCCCTTCCTTAGCCTGACAGGCCGGCCCGTTTGACCGGCCTGTCGAACTCTTATCACCAAGGAGATATGCGGCAATGAAGATTTTAGCAGTTGATCCGGGAAGAACGACGGGAATATGTGTCCTCGAGTCCGATCAGACAAACAGCATTAGGGTTGCAATGGCAAATCAAATACCCTGGGAAGTGCGAAAACTACAACTCTGGGCCTTGATAGCCGGTACGTCCGTAACTTGGCCACTAGGGCAACCCGATGCAATTGTCATTGAGGACTTCAAACTCAGACCCGGTCGTGCAATGGAGCAGATAGGCTCCGACTTCCCTTCAGTACATATCATCGGCATGGTTGAGGGATTTCACTTCGCCCTCCAACAAACATGCCCAATCGTCTATCAAACACCAGCCATCATAGGGCGAGTACAAATCTTGCCCCCACATGAAAAGTTACTGGCCGGACAAGAGCATGCTAAGGACGCTTATAAGCACGCTCGGTATTACCTCATTACGAAAGCAAACAAACATGAACCAAGTAACAGTTAATGCATCATATGATTCGGGGGTCTGGCTAACCTTTGCCGGCGTACCGAAGTTGCAGGAGCATTTTCAGGAATGTGTTTCGATTTCATTTTCCGGAGACAGTGCTGGAGGCCCAATTGAGCCTCTTCTAGCTTTACTTCGCATCTTCAGGGAGATGGTGCCCGATCTGGAAATCGTTTACCAACTTGGCGGCTACACTATCAACAAAGCGCTGTGGATCAAGTATGTCTTAGGGGAGGATTACGATGCCTCAAAAGTTCCGTAAGAAACCTGTTGCAGTGGAAGCAGTGCGGTGGACCGGAGATAACACAGACGAGGTCTTCGACTTCGTAGGATCTGAATCCGGATGCGCCATTTACCCTTTACGGGGAATTGTTGTTATCCCTACGCTTGAAGGTAGTGCGACAGCCTCCGCAGGTGATTGGATCATCAAAGGTGTCGAAGGTGAATTCTACCCTTGCAACCCGAGAATCTTCCGAAAGACATACGAAAAGGTAGACGAATGAAAACCCCGTACGCGTTCCAACAGCAAGCAATCACACGGATCGTGAAAACCCCCAGCTTTATCCTTGCGGATGAATGTGGCCTGGGCAAAACCCTCACGGCGATAGAATCGGTGAAACGCACAAGGCGTGTGCTGCCTTGGCGTTGCTTGGTAATCTGCCCGCCGTCTTTACTCGAGCAGTGGGAACAGGAGATCGAGGAACAAGATCCGATAGAAACTTATCGAGTGAACCGATTACCGATAAACTTCGATGCATTGAACGGATACCTTCTAATGAGCATCTACGACCTTACTTCCAAGAAAGTTGTAGAGAGTCTCAGTGGACATCTTTTCGATGTGGTTATTTTCGATGAAGCGCACCGGATCAAGAATCGTAAAACGGTGACTGCAAAGAATGTGAAGATGATCCCTGCAGCGCGTAGACTTGCGCTAACAGGCACACCGATGGAAAAGAACCCCGCGGACTTGTGGTCTATCTTGAACTTCGTTTCACCTGATGACTTCCCCACGTATTGGGGTTTTGTAATGAAGCATCTCGATGTTACAGCCGGATACTTTGAAAAGTATGTCATTGGTGGGCCAAAAGACCCAGAAGATTTCGGGAAGCTCTTAAGCGATTACATGCTACGTCGTACGAAAGAGGAAGTAGCTCCTGAATTGCCTGAGAAAATAATGATAGAGCAAAAAGTCGAGCTTTTTGACGCGCAAAAGAAGCTTTATAACGAGATAAAATCGAGCAAAGACGTTTTAGTGAATGTTGAAGATAAAACGCTTGTAATCGCGAATATTTTATCTTTGTTGACCAAGCTTCAGCAGATATCCACGGATCCGCATTTACTCGGATTCGACGTCCACTCGAGCAAGCTTATGTGGCTGAACGAATTCCTAACGATTGACCATGTAGGTGAGCCCACAGTAATCTTCACACGTTTCAGAGAGGTCGCGCTGCGTATTCGGGATGAATATCATACGAATATTGTAATAGGAGGAGAACGCGACCTCTCTGTCAATTCTCCCTTGGTAGTCGGCACAATCGATGCCATGGGTGAGGGATTGAATTTTCAATGGGCTAAGCACGCAATATTCCTCGACTCTCATTGGTCCACCATTAAAATGACTCAAGCCATTGATCGCATCCATCGTATCAATATCACGGAACCTAAGAACCTTTACTTTTTGTGGAGTACACGTGAGGACAAACTTATCTTAGATGCATTCGAAAACAAAATGAGCGAGGCTGAACTCGTTTACTACTTTATGCATGAGTGATAAGTCCCTAAAATGAATAGTGTAATTTTTTAGACTCCGCGTTATAATTAGACATAAATTATGGCTGTGCAGTAGTACTCCAGGTACTATTGCACAGCAACTGCACCTGGAGGGCAGAATGAAAACAAACATACCCGAGATACACATTAGTGATGTACGAACCTTTCGGCAATGCCGAAGAAAATGGGAATGGAGTTCCCCCTTAAAACTCAACTTAGAACCATATGTCGTTTATCCTCCATTCTACACCGGGAGAGCAATTCATCAGGCTCTCGAAAAACATTATCTGAACGGACAAGATTTGATCGAGGCCTTTGAAGACTACGTTAGAGATGAAGAAAAGCTCATGGAAGAGCAAGGAACCTTATGGCCTCAGGAAGCTGATACTCTAGAAGAACAGACGGTCCTCGCTTACAACATGTTACAACATTACCAAGCTTGGCAACATTTCGACGACAAGAAGTATTCGGACAAGAATCTAAAGTTCCTTGAGATGGAGTATCCCTTCGTTGTAAACATGCCTACAACCAAAGGAGGTACCTCTCGAACCATGAGAGTAGCGGGTCGGTTTGATGGCCTTGTTTACAATACCTTGACTGAGGAATATTACATCTGGGAAACAAAGACCACTCGATCAGTTTCGGAATTAACGAACTCGTTATCAAACGATGAACAAAGTGCCTTGTACCTTTATGCAGCTCGTAAAACATTTAAGGTACCGATTGTAGGCGTTCTTTACAACGTGTTACGTAAGAAGGCTCCGACCAAACCGCGTGTCTTACAAAACGGACTCCTCTCTAAAGCCCAGATCGATACAACACCATTTCATTACTACAGCTGCGTTAAGGAAATATGTCCTGACTGGGAGCCCGAGACTGTCATGGAGTTTTACGGAGACATGATCATGAGTCTTCAAGAGAATGAGTACAAATACTTCTTGCGCTACCCGATTTACAAGTCGGATGCTGAAGTCAGAAATGTCATGGAAGGCGTTTTTCACACCGCGAAAGAAATGTTGAATCCGCGAACGGTGGCTTATCCAGCGCCTGGTTGGTTGGCTTGCAACTTTTGTCATTTTAAGGGCCCATGTCTTGCGAAGAACATGGGACAGGATTACGAAATATTATTGAGCGAAGAGTATCGTTCAAGAATCATCCCAGAAACAGAGGAGGAAGTAAATGGCTAAGCGTTTTGTACAAACGAAAGAAGGCTTGAAGATGCTCGTGTATGGCCAGCCTGGTTCAGGAAAGACTTGGCTAGCTGGTAGCGCAGCTGAAGATGAGAGATTTGGCAGAGTCCTTATGCTCGAAGCGTTTGGAAATCCGATCTCTTTGCGCAAAAAAGAAAAAGTGCCCGATATTATCACTGTTGAGCAACTTGAGGATTTCAACGATCCTTACGAGTGGATTGTAGATGGCCAGAACCCCAATGACGCGTATGCAAAACTGCACAATCTCACACCACCTTATTCGACCTTGGTTATAGATGGTACGACTGAGGTACAGAGATTCATTATGCGTCGCATCACAGGCAACGAAAGAGTGTCTCCTGGAGATCTGACAACTGCAATGACGCGACAAGGATTTGGCCAGCTTTTAGGAACCATGTTGAATTGGTCGGTTCATTACCTTGAGCTTACGAAAACAGGTATGAACGTAATTCTCACAGGTCTCGAGGCTAACAAGCAAGACGAGTCGATGCTCGTACGCAATAGTCCTTTATTCTGGGGTCAGTCAGGAAATGAATTATGCGGATACGCATACATGGTTATGCGGTTATCCGTAGCCCTGAGAGTTGATCCCGATCTCAAACAGGACGATGCAATATTTGATGAAGATACTTATAACGTAGGCCAGATTATCGAAACCAAACGTACCTACGCTAAAGATCAGTATGGATGCGGCTTGAAGCACATCATTAATCCAACCATGTCTAAAGTGGCAGATCTTATAGGGCTGAGCAGCCTCTAACCCTACCACCTTACAACATATAAACCAAAAGGAGATACACACATGTCACCAGCAATCAATTTCGCAAAAGTTCAAGGCTTGGAACCCCTGCCTGCAGGCAACTACACAGCCACCATCGTCCAAGCCGAAGTCGGCGTTTCCAAAGCCGGCAACGAGAAGATCGATCTTCAATGGAAGGTCGAAGGCGGTCCTAATGACGGCCGTATCGTATTCGACACTCTTACCTTCACCGAGAAAGCTTTGTTCCGAGTCAAAGCAACTCTGCAAGGATTGGGTTATCCCAAAGACTTCAAAGGCGAAGTGCGTCCTAATGATCTGATTGGTAAGACTGCAAAGCTTACCCTTGACATCCAAGCCGGCAACGGTGTTGATGAAAGCGGTGAGCCTTATCAGGCTCGCAATCGTGTCAAAAAAGTCGCGATAATCAAGACTCGGTAAAAACATAGATGGCTGCTCAGTCCTATTCAGTCTCTCACGACGACTTTCTCAGGGAGTTCCGATTTGGTGGTTTGCTTGCAGTTGCACTAGACCATCCGTCGGAACCTCAAACGAAGTATTATGCTCAGGATGAAGACATTACGGTCCCCACGGATCGTAATGTTTTCTTCGGTCCTGCGATGCGTAGTACAAAGTCGTCATTGAAGACAGCTATTCTGGGATCATCGGCGCTATGGATTGATGCCGACGATCCCCAGAAGCCGCTGTGTACGTTGCCACCCTCTGCCGTTGTTTCTAGTGGTAGAGGATTTCATATCTATTGGTTTCTTGATTCACCCATCCTAGATGTCGAAATGCTCGAGCAGCTCAATCAGCTCCTTATCGAGGATGTCCCCACTGCTGATAAAGGTTCATGGAATGCGAACAGAGTCTTACGTGTCCCGGGTACTTCGAATCTAAAATACGATCCACCAGCACCTGTGCAGATCGTAACCTTTAGACCTTTTACGAGATACTCCAGGGATGACATTAAGATCCTCGCGAAGTTAGATTCCAAAACCCGCCATAAAATTCGGACAGGTGATAGTAGGGGATATCGATCCAGGAGCGAGCGCGATTGGGCAATTGTTACGAAGTTGATCCAAGCAGGCGCAACAGACGAGCTTATTGATCACATCTTCACGCATCAACCGTGTGGAGATAAAGCAGGCGAAAATGCGCACTACTTAGAGCAAACGCTTGAAAAAGCTCGAGCTACTGTGAAAGCAGAAGTCTCCGGTACGGATGCTCCGAAGTTGGTTCAAGATGTTGACGGTTACTACATGCAGTCAAAACGAGGCATGAAACGCCTGAGTACCTTTACCATTACGCCTAAGGTCCTGTTAGATGGTTCTCAGTTTGAATCCGAAGATGCAATCGTGTGTGATGTAGTTGCATCAGGCTACACTTGGGAAGGTAAGGTGTTTAGTCGTACTGCATTTACCTCGGTACATAAGTTTGATACGGAAGCTCCTGTAGCTGCATGGCAGTGGTTAGGTAGGGATGACGACATACGTATGTTGTTACCACATCTACTCAATCAGTTACGCGTTGCAGGGTTACCTAAAGTAGGTGCGACCTCTGTTCTTGGTTTACACAAGATCAGAGACGAGTGGATGTTCCTTGGGAATAACGAGGTACTCACAGCGGCTGAACTCTTTACTGGTTATGACGGTCCGATATGTTGGCTACCGAGTCGCAAGGAACATCCAGAACTTGATCTGGTTCCAAAGGTAAAGCCAGACGAAATTAAGTGGCTTGGGGAGATGATTCCTAAGCTTAACGAACCCGAAACAATTTGGCCGATGATTGGATGGTATGCAGCAACTTGTTTGAAGCCCTGGTTCGAGCAAAACCATTACCGCTTTCCGATCCTGAACGTTGTAGGTACTCGTGGATCGGGTAAGACGACTTTGATACAGAGAGTGTTCTTAAGCCTCTTCGGGCAAACTGATCCAAAAACTTATGATGCGGGGACTACGAAATTTGTAACATTGGCTCTTCTAGGATCTTCGAACGCTGTGCCAATAGCCTTTAGTGAATTCCGTTACGAGTTCGTGGAGAAGCTACTTCGAACCGTTTTACTAGCTTACGATACAGGACACGATCCTAGAGGTCGAGGAGATCAGACCACTGTTGATTATCCCCTGTCAGCTCCATTCTCAATCGATGGCGAAGACCTCGTTGCGGATCCTGCTGCAAGAGAGCGATTGGTTGTGGCCCATCTACATCCAGATGCAATTGCTGAAGGTACGGAATGCTATAGAAACTTTCAAACAGTTCGAGCTGAGATGCCTCAGGGTTTTGCAGGTCACTATCTTTCCGAGGTTTTGAAAAGATTACCAAAACTCCATCTGCTCCTGCAAGAAGCCCGTGTGAAAGTCTTCGAGGCGTTTCCAATCAGCCTTCCAGATCGCGTTCGTAATAACCACATTGTTATGTATTTCGGGATTCTGCTTTGGTGTGAGATTACCAAATCAGAACCTCCTGATGCATCGATCTTGGTCAGAAGCATTTCCTCGGTATTCAACATGGAAGCCGGTAGAGCTTCTACCCTTGCTGATGTGATGGTGGAAGATATTGTAAATGCTGTAGCACAGGGATCCACATATTTCAATACTACATACGATTCAACCGAAAGTATCTTGTGGTTCCAATTGTCTCCAGCACACTCATGGTGGGTAGCATCCAGACGTCGGAGCGGCCGCGGAGCACTGGAACGAGATGCCATTAAAGCACAGCTAAAAGAAGCTCCGTATTCAGTCTCTCCGCAAGTCGTCTCTGACGCCTGGATGTATGGTATAGACCTAGCCAAAGCAGTTGAAGCTGGATTAGACATACCCAGTAAAATATCAGATCGTGTTTTTGTGGTGAGGTTCTAATGCCAAAGATTGACTTCGTTGCAGTAGCCACACCCAACTTCGTACGACCTGAATTACTACGTCATTCTACAATACCTATGCCCATGTTCGGAACTGCACCAAGAGTTGTCATGGGCCAAGAATGGTGGGATGAAGTGCGACGAGAAGCCTATGCCAAGAACAACATGCGTTGCTGGGCTTGCGGAGGAGAGGGTCCTTTAGAAGCTCATGAAGCTTACAGAATCAACTACAAAGTCGCAGAGATGACTTACATTGAAACCACTGCACTCTGTAACGATTGCCATTCGTTCATTCACATTGGACGTACAATTGGAATGTTAGCCCGCGGTGAAAGAAAGCATAGCGACGTGAAGCGTATCGTACTTAAGGGCTATGAGAACCTCAAGAGAGCAAAATTGAAATGTCCTCCTGAAACATCTCTAATCGATAACCGACGCCTTGCTTGGCCCGGCAATACAGATTGGATGCGTCGTGTCCTCAATAACACCGAGAACATGCATTACTTAGATCGTATTTATCTTAAGTCACATTCGTGGGAGGATTGGCGTTTAGTTTTCAACGGCCAAAAGTATCCGCCACGATACAAGTCATATGAAGAATTTAAAGAGGAGTTACCATGAAAACACTTATGTTGTTATCCGGTGGCATAGATAGCGCCACCCTATTGGCTGAACTGCTTGATAAGGGTCACAAGGTCTATGCGGTTCAGTTCGGTTACGGTTCAAGACATCAAGAAGCTGAGACTGAAGCAGCTGAACGAGTTGCAAAGTACTACGGCATCAAACTTGAACAGTTCGAACTGCCCGCTGATCTGTTTGCAGGTGGCAAGTCGTCCTTAATGTATCAACAACCCATTCCCGAAGAGGATTACCATGACTTGAATATAGAGGGACCCTCTTCAACGGTCGTACCTTTCAGGAACGGCATTATGATAGCCTGTGCGGTTGCAATTGCGAACTCTCGGGGTTTTGAGCATGTAGCTGTTGCAGTACATGCAAATGATCATGCTCGTTGGAGCTACCCGGATTGCTCGCCGGAATTCATTGGAGCAATGAGTGCAGGCGTTTACGCAGGTACGTATCATGAAGTAAGATTACTCGCTCCGTTCTTATGGATGACAAAAGCTGATATTGTAAAGCTCGCCGTCAAACGTCATTTGCCTGCAGAACTTACTTGGTCATGTTATCAAGGTCTTGATGTCGCTTGTGGTACTTGCCCAACTTGTCGAGAACGCATAGCTGCCTTCAAAGAGGCGGGTTATGTCGATCCTGCGAATTATCATACGCTTGTTGATTGGAATGGTTGTATTCCTTGGCAGCCAAGATTGAGAGGTGTTTAATGTATACTGTAGCTAGAGAGTTTGAATTCAGTGCTGCACATCGTGTTGAAGGACACCCGAAATGTGGCCGCCTTCACGGTCATAACTACAAGGTGATCGTCGAGACCAATTCGGATATCATCCCGAGTGATGGCATGCTTATCGATTATGGCATCTTGAAGGAGGTTGTACAACCCCTTATCGATGCTATGGATCACCGTTACATCGTTTCGATCTCGAATAAGAACGCAAACGATCTGTATGCCGTAGTAGCCATGTCAAAGGGTGACGCCTTTATACTGGACGCGTTAGCTTCAACGGCTGAACTTATCGCTAAGTACATTCACGACGAAGTAGTGAGGGCGTTACAGATCAGAGTAAATGCGGATGAAACCTTGGAAGTCAGTGTCGAGGTTCAGGAAACAACTAAAACTAGCGCATGTTATTGGAGGTAAAATGTTTGACGTAAATAAGCTTATAAAGGAGCGAGATGCCCAATACGGGGGTGCCTGGATTCACACGGGTCGAATGATGTGGCCGGTTTCAGATCGCGTAAATCAACTGTTGGAGGCTGCTCCTGAAGTATATTACAATTGGGTAATCATCTTAAATAAGTTGGTACGCCTTCTTGCTGATCCCTGGAATCGGGATACTTGGCAAGATATTGCGGGCTACGCAACGTTAGTAGTAAATCATATAGACCAGGCTAAGATGCCGGTCGAAGCAAAGGAGGAAGACGATGGTAAAGTTCATACAAGTAGATCCTGAGGAAGTCGAGAATGTCCGTTATTCTCGGAGGGGTCGAGTATCGTATCCGATTTTAAAGGGATTCCTAGAAACCGGATTGTTTATTGCGAAGTTAGATCTTACAGGCTTACAGCAGAGTAAGCAAGCATTATCAACAAGTCTAACATCGTACATTCGCAATCATAATCTGCCTATCAAGTTGATGCAACGTGGTGGACATTTCTACTTGATGCGATTAGATATTGACGAGCGTGGTAGACCGATTCCGGATTGGGCTGAACAACAGCTTAATGAGCATATTCAAAGCGACCCTGTGGAGATTACCCCAGAAGAAGTTGCTAAGCGATATGACCAGGAGAAAGGTCAGACAACGAAATGAAAGTGCTGATTCTTGTGGCTCGGCGTTATAACGGTCACGAGTTGTGGGTGTCTTTGGGTATTCTCCAAGATAGAGGGCACACCTTTGACATTGCATCCACAAAGTACGCCATTGAAGATGAAGTTACAGGGCAAAAGAATATTATCAGAATGATCATTAATGAGATTGGGGACACCAGTTCCTACGATGCCTTAATGATCATCTCCGGCAATATGGCTGATACTGAAGCCTATTGGACAGATTATAAGGTACAGCAAATCGTGACTGACTTTCACACCCGTGGAGTACCTATTGCTGCTATTTGCTGTTCTGTGCCTACGGTGCGAAAGGCTACGACAGGTAGAAAGGTATCTTTCTTCCCCCTAATTCGTTCAAGGCATCTTCTGGAAGATGCAGGAGCCATCTTATGCTCAACATCGGTATCTGTCGATGGCAATCTCGTTACCGCCGAACATCAAATGGCGACGCAAATGTGGGTAGAGTCTTTTTGTGATGTACTTGAAGGTAAGGCTCCCCAAATCAAACTAAAGGAAACGGGCTTCGATCCTGGAAGAAGAGAAGGTAAGCCTATTCCAGCATTAGAACACCTTAAAGAGGTTACAAAGCAAACCGGAAGGAGTAGAATCAGTGGCAACAAATTACCAAGTAAATGAAATGTTCAATACTGTTCAAGGAGAGGGAGTGCATGTCGGTAAGGCTGCGACATTCATCCGTCTTCAAGGGTGTGCAGTAGGATGTCCCTGGTGTGACACTAAGTACACCTGGCTCAAAGGCGGAACGAGAATGACCGCTAACGACATAATGAAAACGTTAGGCCCGACAATCTTGCCTCACGTAGTTATTACCGGAGGCGAGCCGACCTTATACAACTTAGACGATCTGATAATCGCTCTCCGTACTTACTTAGATCGTAAGTACCTTAAATCCATGATTCAACTCGAGACGTCAGGACAAAACAATCTTAGGGGAGAGCTCGTGCCCGATTGGGTTACATGGTCACCAAAAGAGAACCTGCACTTTACATGTAAATCGAAACTCATTAAGCAGGTAAACGAGATAAAGTTCGTTGTCGATGAAGCTATGACATACGAGAAGCTGATATCAGTTGTACTAACGTTTCGTAGCTCTACTAATCGGCAGGTACCAATTGTATTGATGCCTGAAGGCACACCGCCCAAGCCTGAAAATTGTCAAAAGGCAATGGAGTGGGTGATGAAGGATTCACAACTTATTTTAGGAGACAGATTACAATGGCGACTGGGAATCAGATAAGATTAGCGGAGATGCTCCGCGAAATATTTGGAAACGATTGCTGGGATGATAGCGCAGATCGAACTGCTCAGCGATGGTTGGCAGCAATGAAGGAATTCGCTCCAAGTAACGAGCCGCCTTTTGTCTTTACCACCTTCGAAGCCAAGGTCAACCAGCTTATTGTCGTGGCGAACATCCGCTTCGCCAGCCTGTGCGCACACCACCTCTTTCCTTACGAGGGTGTTTGCCATGTCGGTTATATACCCAATGCATTGCAAGTAGGGGTCAGTAAGATTCCTCGACTCGTGCATTGGATGGCATCGAAACCGTCCGTTCAAGAAACCCTTACCAACGATATAGCTTCTTACATGAAGCATGAACTCCATGCAATGGGTGTCGCTGTGATCATCGAGGCAACTCACACCTGCATGTCTTGTAGAGGTGTGAAAGAACGCGATGCTGTGATGCGAACTTCTGAAATGCGAGGCGTGTTCTTGACTGCTTCAGAAGCAAGGCAAGAGTTCCTCGCAATGATTGGAGAGCGAAAATGAAATACGCCTTAATCACTCCTCCCAGAGGTTTCGCACTTCTAAAGGCATACGGCTTTGGATATCATTTTGTATTACCTCAATACTTGAACGACTCGTTTTACAAGATGTTCTATCAGACCCTACACTACCAAGGGCACTTCTTACTCATGGATAATGGAGCTGCGGAGCTAGGTGAAGGTATTCCCGATGCAGACCTTGTCAAAGCAGCAGAAGAGATCGGTGCTGACGAAATCGTGATGCCCGATGTACTAGATAACGCTAGAGCTACCTTGGAGCGCACTTATGCAGCTCACCAACTGTTTCCCAAACACAAACGAGCGATGTGCCCTCAAGGCTCCACATGGGATGAATGGGAATATTGTGCTACGGTAATGCTCAATATGGGCTGTGCTACGTTATGCGTTGCAAAACGTTACGAACTCCTTCCCGGAGGTCGTTTGAAGGCCCTCTCGATAATCGAGCAGAATCATTGGCATCGAGATCATCACATCCATTTATTGGGTTGCTCAAAGAATCCTTTACATGAAGCTGATGTAGCGTTCAAACGTGCTCCTTGGATACGAGGTATTGATACGGCAGCTCCTGTAGCTTACGCACAGGCGGGTTGGCATTTAAACTTAGCTCCGCATCACTGCTCCCTTGATTGGGATGCAGATTTTGACATTGACCTGGCGTACGATAACGTTCGCCTATTTCTAAGAGCAACTAGAGGCGAAGATGCATATCATATTGAAGAATGAGAGTTCCGGTAAAGTCGAAGGCGTTGTTTGTATCGATCGAGCAACTCAAAGTTGCACCATACTGCAATATACCGAAGCCAACCTCGATGACCTTGTCCAGATTGCAAAGGCGTTGAAAGTCGATCGCATCTTGATGTTCGCACCACCCGAGAACATCGTTGAACTCAAGTCCTATGGATGGATACCGGTTACCGATCCTATTCTGATGAAGAGAGAAGGATAGTATGAGCAAATTGCCTGGAGCAATGTGTGCACGCTGTTCTTTGTTTGATGCGCCGATGGTACCTCCTCACGGAGATCCAAATGCCCGCTGGGTAGTCGTTGGAGAAGCTCCTGGAGCTGTAGAAGTTGAACAAGGTATGCCTTTCGTAGGTAAAAGCGGTCAACTTCTCGCAGCTGCGTTTGAACTCGCTGGAGCAGACCTAAATGACTCATTCCGTACAAATATCGTAGCTTGTCGACCACCCAATAATCGCACACCAACTTCTAACGAGATAGAATGCTGTAAGCCGCGGCTTTTGGCAGAACTGCGCAAAGCCGGAAATCCCTTGCTTGCCATGGGTTTGACTGCATGTGATGTGTTAGGGGTGGATTTTGGACAGAAGGGTGCTTGGATGGAGTGGGAACATCGTCCTGTCAAACCTGCATGGCATCCTGCGTACGTTTTACGGGAGCCTGGAGAAGCTCCGATCTTCCTCGCAGAGATCGCTTCGTACATACGAGGTCCAGAGGGCAGGAGGTTTTTCGATCCGAAGGTCATCTGGGCAAGCACACCGGCTGAGCTTCAATCGATTCTTTCTGAGTGTCCAGATAACGCTTGGGTTGCATTCGATATTGAAACAGATCAGGTTAGATGGTATGATACGCCCGAGCAAAAGCGCGATCCGGTCTTGATGCTACAATTAGCTTGGAGTTACGATTTCGGCATTGTAATATCGGACGAGATGCTATATGACTATCCTGAAGTAGCAGACATTCTAAACAAATTCTTCTCGCGGGTCAAGACCGTAGGACATAATGCAAAATTTGATACCGTGTTCTTACGAAGCCATTTCGGCATAAACGCGCGCGTGGATTTCGATACGTTATTGGCTCAGTACATCCTCGACGAGGGCATGCCTAGAGGTTTGAAGATTCTGGCCGCACTTGAGTTTGGGATTCCCGATTACGAAGACGCACTGATCAAGCAGTATCTCAACTCTAGGAACGATAGATATTCAAAAGTTGATCCTGAGGCGCTTGCAAAGTACGGTGTACTTGACGTTGTCTGTACCTTAGCTCTTCGTGAAGTGTTTGAACGAAGATTAATTCAGACCGGGCAACTTGAAATGCCGTTCTTAAAGATCATCATGCCCGCTTCAAGGGTTCTTGAAAACGTTGAACTACGTGGACTTCAAATCGATGACGATGCAATAGAAAAAGTAAGCGCTCTGCTACTACAGAAGATTGACGAGAAGGTCGATGTTATTCGTGTCATCGCTGACGATCCCGACCTCAATCCTAACTCAACGCAGCAGATGGCAACAGTTCTTTACGACATCTTGAAACTGCCGATGCCTCGCAGTCGTAAAATCAAACCTCGATCTACAGGAGCTGAGGCACTCGAGATGTTGAAGGGCCACCACGATGTCATTGCAGCAATCAAAGAGTATCGCCGTGTGAAGAAGCTCTACACCTCATACGTCAAAAACGTAGCCGAGTTTAGAGATACCGAAGGTCGTGTGCATGGTAATTTTTTGATCTATGGTACTGAAGTGGGTAGACTGGCTGTGAGAGATCCAGCATTGCAAACCATCCCAAGACCTGACGATGAATACGGAGCAATGATTCGCGGTATGTACTGTGCAAAACGTGGCTACGTCCTGATCGTAGGAGACTATAGCCAAGCAGAACTACGTGTTGCAGCCGTTTACAGTCAAGAGCCTTTTCTACTAAAAGCCTACCGTGAGGAGCGTGATCTCCATTCAGAAGTTGCATTAGCGATGTATGGTCCGAATTTTACTAAGGCTCAACGTGTTATTTGTAAGATGTTCAACTTCTCCTATGTCTATGGTGGATCTGAATATTCCTTCGCTGAGAGTTCCGGGCTACCAATTGAGGTTGCAAGACAGTTCGTTCGGGATTACAATAAGAACATGCCGATAGCCTTGCAGTGGAAAAAGGATCAGTTCCAGAAAGCTCTTGATGATGGTTATGTTGAAACCATATTCGGACGTCGTCGTCATTTCCCTCTTGTCGTACCTGAGAATCTCGATGATACGAGAAAAGCCTGCGTGCATATGGTCGTAGCGTCAACTGCTAGCGACTTGACATTGATGTCCGTCATTGAAGCCGAAGATGCAGGTCTACCGGTTGTGTTGAGTGTGCATGACAGTGTGATTCTTGAAGTGCCGGAAGAGACTGCTGAGATTGCAGCCTTGAAGCTTCAGCAAATCATGACATCTGTTGGCGAGAAGTATTTACCAGATGTTCCTTGGAAGGTTGATATTGAGATTCGAAAGTATTGGCATGGAGGTTCTTATCGAGAATTAATTGACGGGGAGTTTATTGAACATGAATAACGACACCGCACAACACATTCTTTTGAGTCGTGGAAGAGGATATCTCTATAAACAGAGATATCCTCAGGTCGTTGTGTTTTCTAAAAGTCTAACAGACATCGACAAACTTAAAGCTGCTTATGGGGGAAACCATTACAAGCATAATACAGGCTACGTCTGGATGCTTACTAGTAAGCGTGAGTTGCGTCTGCTATTGCAGACTATCTCCCCATGCAGATCCTCACACGGGTTTGAAGATGTCATTGAATCTTATCTAGGAGGTCAAGATGGTAAAGACGTGTACTAAGTGCAAGCAAGAAAAGGACGTCTCGGAGTTCTATCCACGAACTCATAGTCCCGACGGATACAATCCTCAATGCAAGGCGTGTGTAAACGCCCAACATAAAAGCTACATCAAACGAAAGAATGCTATAAAGGATGCCTTGAAGGCGGATACGCGAAAGGATTTGAACCTGAAATATCACTATCGCATATCTTTGGGAACGTATGAAGACATGTTACGCGAACAGGAAGGTACATGTGCGATCTGCGGAAAAGGGCCGGATGATTTTGAGCGAGCTTTTGCAGTGGACCATGATCATGGTTCGGGAAAGATACGGGGGATATTATGTCCTGATTGTAATCGAGGGCTCGGGGGATTTCACGACAACATAGAGCTTGTCGATAAGGCCTTACAATATTTAAAGAAGAACGCGTAAGCGTTCTTCTTTTGTAGATGTAGATGTAAGCCTTTTATCTATCGACACGGGACGTCTATGTTATACGGGCCTCCTTTGCTGCAGTTACACTCTTCGTCTCGGGTATTAAGACATACGCAGGTTGGTTGACGATCAAGGCCGCAAAGAATACTTTCACCACCGAGAACCACGTTAAAGGCTCAGGAGCGGGGATGACCTTATAGATCGAGAGTATTGCGATTCCAACCGTTGTGGCCAATAACAATCCGATCATTATGAATGATTTGTGTTCGGTCTGAAGTCCTGCATACCAAGTGTTGAGCTTTGGAAAGTATGCAAAGGCTAAAGCGAGGATTAATCCTACGACTCCGGAAATAAATTCGGGATCAAACATACTGGGTTCCATTATAACCTCCTTATAATAGATTGAGTAGCGTCGAAACAATCTGGGCTACAAGTAGGCCCAGTACCATCCAGGCAAGTTTAATTGCCGTTGCGGATACCTTATCCGCCTTTTTTACCTTATCGAGGATCGAATCCTCTTTCATGCCCGTTGCCAAGTCTCCCATTAATAGCGTCTGAATTTGAAGTAATACTTTCTTGCAATCCCCCAAAGTAATCTCCAGATCCTCAACACGATTAATCATGCTGTGACTCGGGTCGCCGTTCCCAATTAGTATCTTTACGAGCGTGAGCATCTGTGCACGCATCTCGGCACGATCGTTCATACCTGCAACAACAGCTTCTTCTCCCAGGTCAGCCAGCATATGAACAGCTTTGTGTGTATCAGCTTCTCTACGCACGGCTTCCCACCTCTCTCTCGTTTTATCTATGGCCATGATGTCACCTATTCTGGATATTGATTTCTACGGTACGTTCGTCGATGCGGCCCAGACTTGTTGTGATTTCACAAGCGACTTGGTAAGTCTCACCGATCGTACCGCCCGATAACCACACAACAACTTGGCCACTAAGTTCTGAGTCTAAACCCTTGGTTAGTCCCGTATCCACAGTTATTGTATGGCTTGAAATAGTCTCTCCCGTCTCAAGCCAACTAGACCAGTCAAACACGTAGTCAAGGTTGGCATCAGGATCTTTAGTGAACGATTGTTGTATCATGCTAGCTCCTATCCAGTACCGTCAAAGTACGATTTTCAAACGGCACGATATATAATCTTCCGTCTGCAAGAACGGTGTAGGTTCGATCTTCCTCACTGATCGAAACCACTCGTGCAGTCGGAGTATACCACCACATTCCGAAATCTCCAACGGTAATCGTCGGAATTCCAAGCGTAATATCCTTAGCCCACAATTCCGACTCGTCTAGCATCATCGGTTTATCGATGGTAGGTGTTCCTAACAGAACGTCCTTTGATTCCAAGCCGAACAGCTGAGCGAGCGTAGCTTTATCGACTGTCGCTGGCGATCCGAGAATATCCTCAGCCTCGAGGGCTAACGTCTGACCTGCAGTAGGTTTGTCAATTGTTGCGATCCCACCAAAGACGTCGTTAGCCGTAAGCCCAAACAACTGAGCCAAAGTTGCTTCGTCGATCGTCGGAATGCCTGCAACAGCATCTTTCGCGACAATTGCTTGCGCCAGCCCAATAGACGGCTTATCAATCGTAGGCGGTGTGCCTACTACGTCTTTGGAGGTAATCGCCTGAACAAGCGTTAATGTAGGCTTGTCAATCGTTGGGAGGCCAAATGCAATGTCTTGAGCTAGCATCTCATTGATGCCCAGCTGTGCTAGCGTTGATTTTTCAACCGTGGGCGCTGCTGCAGTAACATCCTTGGATACTAGAGCATTCTGTACCAAGCTGGGTTTATCAATTGTGGGTACGCCGGCAGTTATGTCGTTAGCTGTCAATCCGAATAACTGAGCTAAGGTTGTCTTATCAATCGTTGGAGCTGCGGAAGTAACATCTTTAGATACGAGTGCGTTCTGAACTAACGTAGGCTTGTCAACCGTTGGAATGCCGAAGGTAATGTCTTTTGATACAATGTCTTGCGTCAAAACTAACGTGGGCTTGTCGATGGTAGGCACACCAAGGGTGATATCTTTTGCGGCCAGATCATTTCCGGCAGCTGCTTGATTTGCGGTAGGTTTATCTATTGTAGGAACACCGCTTCTAATATCTTTGGAGACCAGTGCATTTTGGACTAATGCCGGCTTATCTATCGTTGGAACGCCACTTGTTATATCTTTGGAAGTAAGATCAAATTTCTGCCCTAAAGTGCCTTTATCTATTGTAGGAATACCACTAGCAATATCTTTTGAAGTCAAAGCGAATATTTGAGCAAGCGTACCTTTATCAATTGTCGGCATGCCACCCGTCAAATCTTTTGGCACCAAAGCAAATATCTGTGCCAAAGTCGCTTTATCAATTGTAGGTGCGCCAAAGGTTGTATCCTTACTGACAAGTGCGTTTTGAATTAAATCAGGCTTATCAATGGTTGGGACACCTGAACGTAAGTCCTTTGAAATAATTGCCTGCGTAAGAACAAGCGTAGCCTTGTCAATCGTTGGCACTCCGGCGGTAATATCTTTTGAAACTAAATCAAATTGAGCATGACTAACTGTTGGCTTATCTACTGTAGGAACACCGCTCGTAATGTCTTTTGATACTAAAGCATTCTGCACTAATATTGGTTTATCAATAGTAGGTGCAGCTGCATATAAATCCTTCGCAACCAAATCATTATCGACGGTTGCCGAACCGAGCGTTACTTCTACAAACCTTGTTTCGTAGGTTGTCGTAATCTGCCAGAATATTCCTAATCGATAATACCCATCCCTGACATAAATTCCAGACGATAAAAATTCGGCGGTCGTGCCATCAATAATTTCTTCGGCTGAACCCCATCCACCCAAATCCGTATTACGAACCAAATAAATATCTTGATCGGTTGTATCTGCAAAGACAAAGTAAAGCGACTTTCCCTGCGAACATAAACTCATTGCCGCATAATGCGCACTTGAAGTACCAAACATAGAACGGAAAACAGTATTATTTATAATCTGCTCGGAAGCTGACGGCGTACCATCATTGATTACTTTTGTCGACCTCGGGTAAAAAGTAGAATTCAATCCAGCAAAGACAATTGTTTCATCACCATCGTTATCCACATATACCAATTGAGCATGACCATAATTAGGCGTATCTGCAACCGTATAATCGCTCAAATCTTCTTTGGTTGTCGGCGTTCCTGTTACGTCGCTCAAACTTTGATGATAATAATTTAATGCACCTTCGCCCTTCCATGTCATGTGGATTTTATTGCTCTCTCCAACGCAAGCAAATCCACCAATATTATCATTGTCGGTGTTGGATAACGTCTGGTCACTTGTCCAAGTTGACCCACCATTTTGCGAATAATGATAAACGACTGATTCACTTCCAGTAAAATCCCTTTCGTTTTGACCATTGGAAACGACTAATAAATCACCATCGGATTGCATGACAAGCGAAACTCCGCCCTCCCCGCCTGTGTCCGTAAATCCCATAATTGAAACATCGGTCACGTCCCAAGTGTCCGGGCTGGCATTGTCCGACATATTGAAACGATGGTATGCAACATGCGAATCGGTGTGAAATGTTGCAATGTGAATTTGAGAACCATCTTGAACAATTGCAACATTACATATTGAAGCCCAAACCAATCCATTTGAATCAGGTCGATTACTGGAATCAACTTCCGCCCACGTTTGTCCACCATTGCTTGATTTCATACAAGCCAAATATCGACCATTTGACGTAGGTTTCAAGAATAAATAAAGATTATCATTACTGTCACATATAATCCCTGCATGTGACATTTCGGGAATTAAATAATCATTGTCGTCAATTTGATAATCTGTATATGACCCTGCTTGATTACAAGTCGCTTTATCGATTGTAGGAACGCCACTGGTAATATCTTTAGCTGTCAGGTCATTGGAGGCTTGTTCGAGCGTAGGCTTGTCGATTGTAGGAACGCCAAAGAATAAATCCTTACTGACAATTGCATTCTGAACCAATACTGGCTTATCAATAGTCGGGACACCAAACGTTATATCTTTTGAATACATCGCATTTGGTGCTTCGAAGGTTATATCATTTGTAAATTGAACCCACGGATTATAAGCAGCAGTATCGGTATCGTTTTCGCCTAAATCAGTACCAGAGTCATCACCAATTGAAATTGAGCCATTATGCCTTGCACTTGCTGGCGAAGGATCGCCTCCATAACCAACCTCGATAACAATGACATCCCCATCCTGTGCTACTACTTGGGTTGTGGTTGCTGAAAATTGTCTATTGGTTAAGGAAGTGGCTAATTCAAGTCCATCTCTTGATACTGCTAAAACAGTACCCCGAACTGTACCCCCATCACCCGATAAAACCCTTACTCCAATGGCTGTAAATAGATTAGCACTTGTCGCTGTTTCCAGTTGTCGCATCTGGAACTTAAGTGTTTGAGCAGATATCGTTTGTCCAGCAATTGGATTGGAAATATACTGGACAAAACAAATATCCTGATCTGCTGAACTACCATCCGCCGTCCTTGCAATGGTTGTCATTGTGGACGATATTTTTGTCGTGACAGCCTTATACCGTACTAAAGAATGAGTAGTTTCCCATCCAGCATCAATGGACGGTGAAATACCGGGCGTACCACTAGACGGTAAGTAGAATCTGGTTGCCATAAGGTTTTAGGGACGACTTACGCCGTCCCTAACTTTTAGGTTGTTGGATCCGGAAGTTCGATATCGAAAGTTGTCAAAGTGAAAGGCGAACCTGTCACAATGGCTTTCGAAGCATTTAATTCCTGAGCACATAACAACATGCTCGCAGAATCATCAGTCAAAGCAATCCAAGTTGCGGTCCCGTTGGAATTGACCGTTCCATCGGTGATTGCTGTGACTGGTAATTTACGTCCAGAAACATCACCATTCGTGATAGTGCCTGTTGCTGGACTTACTTTTGTCCCTAATTTATAGGTACTAGAAGCTTCAGCAAAGGTTGTCGGTTGCGCGGAACAAACGTAGAGGTTTTCTACATTTGTTTTGATGTAGTTCAATGCTGTGTCTAGTACAGCATCATTAATAAAAGCTGCCATTCTTTACATCCTTTCTAATGTAATTCTGGGTGTGCTGTCCAAAGCCTGCCCAGTTTCTCATCATCTGATAATTCCGGTTGAGTTGGATCAACGGGAATTTCTTCCTGACCGAACAAACTATAAAACTCGTTGTTTGATTTCGTCCAACGATCTGTGTCTACCTGTTTGGAAACTGTACCTACCTTATAGCCATCTCCTTTTTCACCTGTCTGATGAATGATAACATTGAAATCATTCAGCCGTTCTGGAACATACATTTTCTCTGTGGGATATTCTTTTAGAATAGGTATCCCTAACCAGTTTACGCCGTAATAATTTGCCATCCACCAAAGTTGATCTCTGAACCAGTTGACGTACTTTAGACTCCAGTAGTCCATGTACGTCTCAACCCACGAAAATCTCGAATAGATAATTGCAGGTTTCTTTGACCAGTCTCTTATGCGGTTTGTAAACTCATAACATGATTCCGAAATTTTAGTAGGTGTCTGGTCTTGGCTCAATTCAAGGTCATTGACTACGGCATCACCATCAAAGCCGTTGGGGAATCTGCTCTTCATGTTGTTTACCTGATCTATCACAGGTTGACTTGGATACAAAACATGGTATGCAATTCTCTTGACGCTCGGCATTTTCTCTTTGAGTGACTTCCAGTAGGTTTCAAACCATGCATCTTTGTATGCCCAACTGATTCCTGTCCGACAAGCTACAAATCTCACACGGGGGAAGCCTTCTGGATTCGCCGTCTTGTTGAAATCGATGTTACCCTGATTACCGCTTAAATCCAAACCGAATATTCGGTTGTCGTTTGGATCTGGTAAATACGTTCCTACATTTGCTGTTGCCATTTGTCTTCCTTTCTGTCTACTGTGACCATTTTCTAAATAGATCGCCTATCCATCTAATTATGCGATCGAGTAGCGTTTCGTTATTGATGAAGTTATCTCTCCAGTCGTATGTAGGCTCCATCTTTGGTGCGGGATGCCCTTGATCGGTCTTCTTAGCCTTACCCGTCGGGAATGGATATCCTGGGTCTATATATGTAGGTATTGGATATCCTTCGAACGTAGCTGTCACTGTTGCAGTCACCGAGCCTGTGGGTGTAGGCCTAAATAATGGATTTCTCGTAGCCGTCGGCCATGGTGTGGCTGTTATGGGTGCGGGATAGTCACCAGGTGTTGATGTTACTATCGGGTACGGATCAACTGTGTAAGTAATTGGAGGAGGATAGCCTCCATCATCGCCGCTTACGGTTTGAAAACTTCCGATACAAATTACTATGATTAGTACTACGATGAGGGCTGTTGCAAGTTTATATGTATTCATTTCACTCCTCCATTATGCAATTTGGTAACATCCTTGAAACAACATCCAACCGCTATAAGCTGACCACGAGATTGTATACATTTTATTCTGCCACATATTTCCTACTCCGTTATTAACTCCCGCATTGGCAAGCGCACTGATCAGAAAATTGCAATCTCTCACAGACGCGATGGGGGGATTGTTAATATAAGTAGACCCGGCAGTGGACGCTGTTGTACCTCCATTGGGATTAATAATCACGTTAAAAAAACACATTTTTCCTAAAACATTATATTTCCCGTCCATGATTGGCGAACCCGTGACCGTCAAACCCGTCCAAGTGGGTGTCCAGGATAACCACACGCCGCCTTTTTCGATCTTACGAAGCCCTGTTAGCTGCTCTTGGAGATCGGTAATCTGCTTTTGCATGTCACGGAGGGTATCTTCTATAGCCATGCTTCACCTCTCACTACTGCATTGACGTGATCAGTTATGGTCCCACTTGCATTGGAGTGAAATATCTCAACTGATTCTACTCTGCAATCGAAGTTATAGTCTTTGTACGATGCACGTATTTTGTCCCCATATCCCCAATCGATGCCGTAACGCATAGATTCTGTCTGTACGATATTGCCTGAGAAGTAGACTCTACCTTTACACTTGTCGAGAATCTCCTCAGCCTCGTTATTAGCGGTTGTTTGATCGTCTACCTGAGTGTTTTCCTTTTTGACCTCCCTACGCGAGAAGGGACCAGCTGCAATACGACTAGAGTCAGCTCGACCAACGAGCCTTGTAGCCTCTTCTCCAGCTCCTAATAAGTAGGCAGCAGTAGCTTCATCTTCGTAATCGAAGATCAACTCGGGCTCTGCAACATTATTATTACTGGGAGATAGCTCGATACGGGACGTAAGATCGTTTCCCCTCTGTTCAGCAAAGGTTGTAAAGATCGCCGGAAACGTGCCGCTATAAACAATATCGTATGTAATCCAACTCCCTTTACTTCGTGACTGATTGACAATCTCGTCTAGTAAGGACTTCATTTGCTGCCATGCACAATCTTTTGTGATTGATGAACCAGACGTTACAGCGGTTTCTGTCTGAAAATATCCCGATGCAATCTGGCGTTCTGTAATTGCCCCGCCTCTCGTATTGTTGTAAACAACCTGTGCTAAAGCCTGCCTAGCCGGATAACTTAAAGTAGAGTTTGCATGATCTACTGGATAAGCATTGATCCGGGATCCGAGAATGTATAGCGAATCGCGAGCAAAGAGTTCTAAGATCTCACGACCGTCGGCATCCGTTTTTATTCGCCAACGCCTTAGGAACCAACAGGTCTCGGCGTCCAACTTCATGACACCCCCAATGCGTGCTTTGTGAACCTCGAGAATCATATCGGGTTGCAAACTTTTGAGATCAATGTCTTTAGCCGGTACTTGCATTGTCATGGAGTATGAGTACCGATCGGATCTTCCGTAGCGCAAGCTATGAAACTGCGTGAAGAATCGAGGATTAGCTCCCCAGGGATCTTTTAGGATTACCATATACTGATTCATGGTAACCATCCGTCCAATTTACGATATGACTCTTTATACTGCAAGAATACATTAGGAAGTGATGGAGCTAGCAAAAATATTCGATTATCTCCCGCAATCAACGGAAAGTCGAGATTGGAACCAGGCACAATATAATTAGATATGTCTCCTCGGAGATTACTTACGAACGTTAGCTTATCGGGACGTAGATCGAGTACTGCGACCTCTCCCGTCTGCAATAGGATCTTATTGAAGAAGATGCGACGACCCGTGGTCTCGTTACTAAGATGGTACAAGTTTCCCATGCCAACGAATGTTATAATGGGATACGTTTTATCACCCCCATTAGAGACAATATTTTGATATGCTCTCCAACCAGAAACCGGATCACCGCCGCCATACCAAATACGTTTTCTGGAATCCAAGAATACCTGATTCAAAGTCGAGTAGCTTGCAGACTGTTCGAAGTCCCAGTAGGTGAAGTTGTCATTGCCGTGATAAAGTATCAACGATCGCGCCCATACGTTGTTTGCATAGGTAAAAGGGCCGGCGATTAGGAATCCTGCATCTACCTTGGCAATTTTCTGAGCGTACTCCGAAGAGTTATAACCTAAACCTATTGAAGCTACTTTATACCAGGTTACCCCATCCCATCTCGCAATGTTCAAAGCACTGACACCATTAACTGCAGTGAACTTCCCGACTATGATCAGATTTCCTTTTTCATCCCATTCAAAGTCCCATACACGGTCTGAGCCCGCACCTGTCACCGTACAAATTGCAGTCCAGCTTCCATAACTACCACGGTACAGCTTCGCGTTAGTAATATCGACTACGTATAGGTAACCGTCGGTACCTTGTTTGATAAAGCCTACTGAGGTTGTAGGAAATGCCGTATCCTTCGTCCAAGTACCAGAGTTTGTTCGATAAAGTCCCGAAGCTGTACCTGCCCAGAAGTAGCCATCCTTATCATAGAAGGTTGTTTGAACAGCTGCTGCCATCGACCAGACAGTGCTATTAATTGTTCCGTCAGCATTTATCTTTGCATAATAGTTTCTAGCCGAACCACCAATTGACGTGAAATCGCCTCCAACATAAATGTTACCTGCAGCATCAAAACATATGGCACGGACAATTCCATTTGGTGAAGCACCTGTTAGAGGGGTTTCAAACTTCGGAGTTGCTTGTATTCCTCTAAATCGTGACAGGTAATTTAAGTTGGTTATACTTGCCATGTCGATGTAGTTTCCCACAAAATATACACCACCGTCGACAGGATTTTCCCTAATGTCGAATATGTCCTCACTTGCTGCCGCCAGTGCTGCGCCAGGATCTTTCCAGAGACCGTCGTGGTCTCGTACAATTATGCATTGTATTATCATTGCATAATCGGTGCTTAACGAAACTACTTCATCGCCGTCCATCTCCATTGTAACATCGTACATCCTAAAAATAATGTCAGTCTGATAGCCCTCGTTTGTTTGTGGTGATTGCTCCAAACCGCTTACATAACTACATCTTACATAAGCTCTCTTTGTAACCTCTGCATTGCTAACGCTATGACCGACAAACGACAACATAAGAAGTTGAGGATAGCCACCCGGATCAGGATCAAGCAGATCCGATAACGCCTTTCGTTTGGCATCCATTAGATCTATCGCCTCACTTTGAAAAACCACGCGAACGGTGAAAAATCTTGCTAACGACTTAGAGTACAAGTAACGTTCCGAACCATCTACTAATGGTATTGCTAAATTCTGTGTCGGAGCGTTTCCTAAACCTAATACTGTCAAACGTGTACAGTAGTTATTAAAGGGAATAATCTCCCCTCCCGAGAACGTTATTGCTGTTCGATAGCTAGTGCTATTATGTCGCAATCCATCCCAAAAGTATTCCACAGCCTCGTCATCTAGAGATCCTTCACTATCGCCGTCAAAGTATGTTGTTGGTTCGTCATCCGCTTCAATCAGTACGCCATCAATATAAATAAACTTCCCGGCTGTTGCATTTACCCCATTTTCTGATAGATACAATGAACCAGTTAAGTCTCCCGCAGCTGGCGTGATGTGACAATGAATTCGTTGCCACCTATCCCTAATTGTCATATCCGGCAGACCAGAAACAAAGGTGCCACCTACATAATTAACAAAATCAAGATTCAACAATGTGCCATTGTAATCACTTGGTATAAAGATATCCATTGAGGCTGTGTGGGGGGTGTTTGTCAAGACGACAGTTAATGCTAATAAACCATCATTGTCCTGATAAGTAGCCTTGCAAGAATACATTCCACGTCTTTGCTGTACGCTCGAGCGTGCAATTGTATTTGTCCCAAGTGTAGCCCAACCACTTGTACCCAACTCGAAACTGGGATTTGCACAAATGTTGGCGCTTGCCTTAGGCTTGATGATCGAAATCTCATAATGGTCTATTGTCATACGAAACTTCCTTTCGCGCGATCAATCGAATACTGAACGGCATCGAAGCCGCCTTGAATGTAGTTATTTATGTTCTCGATAACAATCGGTTGCTGCTGAGTCGGTTCAATCCGCGAGGCATTCACACGGCTTAGGGATTCTACGTAGTCGTTGGGGTAGATCACTTCCTTGATCTTGAGTGCAGATTCGAATGTGGGTAAGCCCTTTTTAGCGACTTCCATGAGTCCTTTATTAATGCCGGTCAGAGTAAGCTCAAACGGTGAAGGCGATCCACGTTGCAACCAATCAGGCAACTTAGCATTTTTGAGCAGATCGATCATCTCCTTCAACCAACCGATGACATCTTCGATTACCTTTACAATGGCATCAAACGTCAATTTGATGCCGTCAAGCCACTTCTCCTTGAAAGTCTTCAGAACCGGGAAGAACGTGTCTTTATAAAACTGTACAATGTCTTCAAAGATCGGCAATAGATGCTTCTCAGAGAAGTCTACGACCGCTTTAAGTGCAGGTAAGATGAAGTTCTCCCACCAGCCGGCGAATATTTCCAGGTTCTTGTTGAACACTGTGCTAATAAACTCTGCGATTGTTTGGAATAGCGGAAAGACTGACGTTTGAAGGAATCCCCATACTGCCTGAAGCGCGGGCAGGAAAATGTTGTTCCATAGATCGGATATCTTTTGTATTCCGGCAACCCAATTTACTGCTATCCATCCAATCACTGTCACGATGATAGGTATGAGGGTAGTTTGCAAGAATGTAGCGAACCAACTCAAAGCCGGCAATAATACCGTATTCCACATGTCTGTCAACCATGCGATTGCAGTCGGAAGGTTAATTTGCAACCAGTTGACTAACTCCAGAATCACGGGAAGTAAGTAGGTGGTGATTGCTTCGGCCACAACAAGAAGGATTTGTGCGAGAGGAGGAATAAGCGATACAACTAGTGGAAGAATCGCCTCTGCCATTTGCAATATCAGAGGAATAAGTACCGGTAACAACGTTGTAACTATCGGTAGTAGTGCCTCGATGATCTGTATTGCAAAAGCCGCTATCATGGGTAGATACTGAGCTAAGAATGGTGCAAGAATTTGAACCAGCCCTGCAATGAGGCCGACCAAGGGCAGCAGTACTGTATCTACAAGAGGTAACGCAGCTGTGACCACTGTTGCAAAGATGTTCGCAAGTACTGGGAGTAAAGTCGTGACTAGCGGCATTACTGCAATTACGATCTTTGAGAATAGGTCTGCTAAGACCGGGAAAACCTTGCTTATGAGGGGTAATAACGGTGTGAGGATATCTGAGAACATTTGGATCATAGGAGGCAATAGTGTCGTTACAAGCTGTGTGAAAATGGGAACCACTGCTGCCGCAGCTTCTGCTAGGCCTAAACCCAATACCTCAACAAGAGGCATTGCAGCTGTGGTAACTTGTCCTAGAACCGGCAAGAGTGAATTCATTAATAGATCACGTATCGGGCCTAACGCTGTTTGGAGGATTGGTGCCATCATTTGGAATACTTGCATGAAGAACGTTCCAAACTTGCCTACCGTGTCAAGTAGCTGCTTGAAGAACCCTACTGCCTTTCCAATGAATGTATCGCTAAACGCTTCTTCGAATGATCCCTTCAATGCGTCACCCAATGACGCGCCGCCTTCAATGCGCTTTACGAAGTCATCTACAAATGCTGCAACTGGAGCTAATGTAGTTCGCACTTTGGCTGCTAACGTCTCACCGAGTTTTGCTAACTCAGGAGCTTCATAAAGGTAAAGGAAGGCATCTAGTAAGCGACTTAAAATTGCTGTTACTTCGTCAACGGCTCCACCCAACACACGAGGCATGGTTAGTGCGAATACATCACCGAATGTGGATTTCAAACCGTAAAGACTACGAGCTAGCTTTTCGGCTGATCCTCCGAAGTTATCAGTTGCATACTTTTCAAATGTATCGACAAAGTCTTGCCAGGAGATCTTACCCGACTTCAATGCCTCGTTGAAATCTAGGTGGTCATTAATTACAATGCCAAATTCTTTTCCGACGGCTTTCAATACGTCGGTTAATGGCAAACCAGCAAGAGCCAACTGCCTAATGTCAAGGGCAGTGACCTTACCTTGTAGGGCGACCTGGGCTAGGTTGTAACCCATGCGCTGGATTTGCTCATTACTTGCGCCGAGGCCTGCACCCATTGTCAACAAGCCTCCGGTAAGCTGTTTAGCTTGTGCGGTTGTACTACCGAAAGCAACCATCATACGATATGTATTGGTGGTTGCTTCCAGCGTGTACGGTGAAAGAATTGCCATGCGACCGAGTTCATGCATCAATCCTGCTGCCATCTTCTCGGCGTCGGCACTTACGTCACCAACTGTTTTTATACCGCCAGACATTTGAACTAACTCTCGCGTGGCAAGTGCTTCAAGAGTTAGTTGTAAAACCTGTACGTAGGCTACTGCATTTATGGCGCTGAGTGCAAGCTTACCAATAGATTCAGCAATATCTTCGATAACACGTGCAACCGTCACACCGAGAGCTGTATTCATAATGCTCTTCAATGAACGATCTATGTGATCGAAGAAACCGCTTACTTTATCTTTGCCCAATATGGTGAGGCTGAGGGTATACTCTGTCATTTATTAGTCCTCATTTTTGTAACCTTGCTCTCAACTTCAATGCATTTCAGATGCTTCTGGACTTCTACCATGTTTTGCTGCCTTAGTTCGCTTGGTGTGCAATGGTATACGTCTCTACATAGCATCAATGACAAGTAATCAAAGGGGACGCTCTCCCCCGACGCCCACAAGTATGCTGTTGTAACTTGCGTAAGCGTCAGGGGCTTGCCGTTCGCATCCCATCCTACGTAGGGTTTGCTTGTTTACCAAGCTCCGCCGAGATCGCCTCGATGAATTTAGGGAGTTCACTGATTGGGAGTGCTCTGAGGTCACCTTGCATGATCCCTTTTTGGAGCACTAAGAGCCTCTTGTTCATTGGCATCTCACCATCAGTCAGATCCAATATATCACCCACAGTAAACTTTGAAACATCAACAACGAAACCCATCGATTTAAGATCTTCTGCCATCACATCCTCCTTAAATTACACTGCCGACTTGGTAATGCTTGCAGTCTTGATAGTCACTTCAATGGCAATCGCGTCAGGACTGTCTGCTGCACCTTGCGGGTAGACAGGCTTCAATACGTGGCCACGAGCTGTTGTAAACTGGAAGTTAGTCGAAACTCCGCCTTTTGGACTCCATCGCACATACAGCGCGCTATTACCTTCGTACGCTGCAGTAGCCATTGCGTAGGGATCCGATCCCGCTTCAGTATATACAGCTTTCACTGTAACTTCTAAAGAGGATCTCTTTCCGGCGGTCAAGATGGGGGTGTCGCCATCTGCAGTGAAGAACTCTCCAACACCGCGCTCACCACCATCAACGGACACTGAGTTGGAAAAGCCTGAAACGTCTGTCCATGCACTTCCGTTCGCACTCAGTTCTATCTTACAACTTGCCCAGCTAAGGGCGTTACTTGTTTGAGCCATTCCAAACTCCTTCTAGCTACACCGAAATGGTGGCTTTAACAATGGATAAGGTCTTGATTACTAGCTCAATCGGAATTGCATCTGAGCTATCCGCGGCTCCCTGAGGGAGAACTGGCTTCATAACCGGACCCTGTGCAGCTGTGAATCGGAAATTGCCTATCGTACTACCCTTGGGAGCCCATCTCAAGCGAAGATTGGTCTTGTTATCGTAAGCTGTCTGACCCATAATGTAAGGCGCATAGGTTAAGTCTTCAGTGTAAACCGCTTTAACCGTAATCTCGAAAGAGCCTCTCTTGCCGGATGTTATGATCGGAGTATCGCCGTCTGCAGTAAAGAACTCTCCGACTGCTCTTTCTCCACCATCAATACTGACCGAGTTTGCGAATCCGGAAATGTTCCGCCAGTTAACACCATCATCATCGCTCAGCTCAATAACACAATTAGACCAACTAATTGAGTTTAGTGTCTGTGCCATCTTTCACCTCCGCTATCGCACCAACATCCAGGAGTTGCTTCGCATCCTCTTCGGAAAGCTCAACAATCTCTCCCGGTTCAATAATTCGTTTTAGGCTATTGGAATCTAGCGGCACAATAGCCTGATATGACTTTTGCTTTTTAGGCATCTCTTTGTACCTCCGCAGTCACATGAATTAGTTCTAGAAGGTATGCAATACCTTCTTCCGTGAAATGTTCTACATTACTCGGAGCCGAATAATCCAGTCCATTCCAATAACCCTCAACAACACGATTCGCTGAAAGCATTTCGCATACGGATGCTTCCAGGTCATCGAGAAGGTCTTCCGCTTTATCCTCCGTCCAAGGCGGTGTTGCTGTTCTATCTGCATGCACAACCAAAACTAAAATGTCGAACGCAAATCGTGTAAACTTACCGCGAACAGTGAGAGGGGGTCTGTCTGAAGACATACTTCGAACGTATACTCCAGGCGTAGCTCCGATAATGCTTGGCTGATAACCGATCACTTGACTAGCTTGCGTACAAGTGGTAGCTAATAGTTCAGCAATCTTTGCTCTTACAATCTTACGACTTAGGGCCATGGTAATCCTTTCACTGAAGCACGTAATCCATCAAGAATGTAACTTGGTGTGGCGGCTTCTCTAACGGTACGATCATAAAATGCATGCGAGCCCCCACGACTGTGCTCATAAAGACCGTAGATGTGGGGACGACGAATTGATGATCTCCCTTGAATCCACGTCACCTTTGGATCTATGTAAATTCTTCCCACCATTCGATGCGAATCGTATTCCCAGGTGTGAGCGAGGGCAAGCACGCCGCTTTGTTTATGTGTGATCTGCTTTGCATACCAAGTTAAGTAACGTAAGTCTTTTTTGATCTCGTCTCGAAACATTCCCCGGTACGTCCCTCTGTCATTGGCCATGGAAATTGCCTTCTTCGCACGATTGAACTCGGCAACGTTGATTTCGACTCGAAGCATTCCACCGGCAAAACTACCCGACATTTACAAGCTCCTCAAGAATCATCTCATAAAGACGATTTGTACCATCATCCCAATCTCCGCAACCTTTGAGGTTGAATTCGCGATCGCCATAAACAATTACATCTCCGATTCGCAGATCCTCAGTAGAGGCACTAAAACAGGCATATAGCCTTTGAGGATTTTCAATCTTGTAGCGAATGATGATGTTATGAAATTCATCAGTATTGAGGGGGTCGATGGGCGTGACCTTTAGAGCCGTTAGATAAGCGATAGGGGCACTTTGTTTGCCATCACTTGAAACGGATGGTCGTCTTTTTGTACTGACCGTGACGGTCATCATACGTTTCATCGAGTTACTGATCATCGGCTTCCTCGGAATACCCATCGACCCTCTTCAGGGCTACTGAAAACGACTTTGCAGACAATCCTGTTCGTGAACCCATCTCAGCGGCACGTTTTGCATAATGAAAGGATATGTCACTGAGGGCTTCTTTGCGCGGGCCAATGGTAATGTCTACATATGTACCCCACGCGTTCGCTAAGCTCTTTAGAAAGACAAAGGTTGCTGCATCAACATCATCACTACATTCGAACAGCACTGCTTCGATTTCAGAATCTTGGAAATTCTGTCCGCTAGGCAGAACGCCGGAACCCTGTACAGTATCACCTAAAGCTAACCGTACAAGGGCTATGTTTCTTTTGAGACTGAAATCGTAAGTGAATGCCATTATTCCTCAGCTTCCTTTTCTGCCTTTCCCTTTTTCGGGAATGCACAGGATTTGCACACGGCTTTGCCTGCAAGGACTTCGTCTTGATTCTCCGCATAGCATTCCTCGCCTTGCACGAGTGCTTTACCGCATTTGGAGCATGTATTGCGATGCGTCATTTTAAATTTGGTTGACATGTTGCCTCCGAAACCTCCAGGAGGCGAAGGAGGACGCCTCACCGGAGGTTGCTAATACCTAAGATTAGGTAATAGTAGGATCTACGTAACTGCCGCTGGAGTAGAAGTAAGCTGCGGCACCTGCGACACGATTGGCAATGCCAGCGCCAAAGGTGAAGTACGCAATTGCTTGCTCCATTGGGAAGTGTTCGAGACGTCCTACTAATGACAGTCCCATCGGGAAGCCTTCCTCATAGCGAACCATGAGAGGCGCCTGTGGGTTGTTAAAGCCTGCAGGTTTGAACATGCCTGCGTAATCGGTTGGAAGCCGATTCAACGGTTTGACGAAGCACCAGGTACGCTCGAGCTCGAGAATGCCGATGTAGTCATCAGCAAGCTTAGCACGAGTTTCAACGCCCATTGTCTGCAGCCAAGCTCGCTCTGGTTTTACAAACCCAGTTACAGCAGCCCAAGCAGCAATATCAGCAGCAGGAATGTGGAGATCGTATGGAGGCATGATACCATGCTCATACAACGTCTCGGCCATCGACTTTGCAGCCGCTAAACGTCCTGCAGCATCATCGGTTTGACGGAAGAAGTGGGTGTGCGATGAAGCGAAGGTTGATCCGTCCCATGATGGGGGTATGTAATTAGCATCGGCAGTACCGCCATCTGCGAAAGGCATCGAACGACCTGAGGAACCAACTACATCGTATGTACTTTTGTACATCCGAGTTAAGAGGGTCTTTTCCCAGGTATTTCGAGCACGTTCCAACAGGCGTCGGATATCGCGATCTAAATGCCCTTTACGAGCTCGACGTAACCCCATATAGGTCCATCCCAATGATCCGCCATAATCTTTCAGCGGGATCATATGACCTGTGCTTTCAGCCAAGATCGGATCGGGGTTATCGTATTCCGAAACCTCGGCTAGAGTTGCTGAATCACCTCCCGAATCGTATTCGAGAGTCATCTCTGGGGACAACTGGATGAAGTTGGAGAGATAACCCGACCGAAGTGAACCATTGAACAATGATAAGGCAGCACCCATACGTAAGATCATTTGATCAAACGTGGTACCGTCTTTCAGCTCCCATTTACGCATTTCCGTAAGATCCCAATAACCGGGCATACGGATTACGTGTTTGACATCAGCTAAACCTAAAGTAGTTGCCACAAAACACCTCCGTTACTATGCTGGAATTGGGAATCCAGGTTGAACCCATAAAATGTCAGCAGTAAGTGACAAGCCAACAACTGAGGAAACGGTTCCTGCAGTAGTGCCTAAGCCACCTGCGGTATCCGAAACGTAAGCTGGTGCTCCAGGGGTCATGGAGCTCATACCAGTTACCGGTCCGAACATGACGACAGATAATTCCTCACCGGCGCCAACGCCAGTGACTTGTCCTTGTGATCCGATCGCAACAACGATGCCGATCACACGGGCTGGTGCAGCAGTACCCCCAGCAGCTAACCATGCAAGTCCGTCCGATTTGACGTAGACGATTTCGCCTACATCAACAGCCTCACCAGAGACTAGTTGACGGATGATACATTGGTGAGCATTTACTGGGCGTACATTTGCTTTGGTTACAGTAATAGCAGCCATTCAATACTCCTTACTAAGAGTTAATTCCGAAATCTCGTCCTATCTCGTCGAGGTTCAGGGTTGAGAAAATATCTGTCTTACCCTTTTCCTCTGAGTTGATATTCTTAGCTTCCGGTTTGAAGAGGAGATACGGTCGTGATTTTACAACACTTTTGACCACATCGATAAAGTCCTGCTCTTTGGCATCTTCAGGCAAATCTACGAGAGCTTTTTCTGCGAAGGTGAAAGCATCTCGCTTAGCACTTTCGTGAGCCCACGCTATCTTCGATGCCGCTGCAGCCCTATCAAACGTGTCTCGGAGTTCGTATGTCCGGATCTTGTTGTTAGCAATTTCCAAATCAGTCATCGCCTTTCCGAGTTTCTTTGTTGCATCATCACCACTATTTGTGAAGGTCTTGAGTTGGTCATCCAGCTCTTTGATTTTCTTTCTCCGACCTGCAGACTCTCGATTCGCTTCACGCAGTTTCCGACTGGCTTCCTCTAACTTCTCCAGTGCGGTTGGAAGATCTAATTTGGTATCATCCGCGTTACCTTCCTCCGACGCATTCTCTTGTTCTTGATCCTCTTGCTCTTCAGCATTAGGATCTTGCTCTTCAGTCTCTCGACTCATCTTGTCCTCCTTCTGAATTTTCAACAGGCCGCTTATTTAGATTCGCTTGCATCTCTGCAGCGCGTTTCTCGGCCTGAGCTTTCCATGTTGTAATCTTTTCTTGATCGTAACCGATCTCTGTCCAAAGCTGTTCTTGCGGAACACCTAAACCCTGTTTCGACGTCAACTCCTCCAGACGATCTTTCATGCTCTGTGCGCTCTTCCATATCGGCTTGATACGTGCGTTTGCAATCGGAGCTGCGGGATCCATTTGATACATTCGAGCCAACTTCATCGATAATGTCATACATCTTGATATCGCACCGCCGAAAAGCTTCTGTCGATTCTCGACCTTGGCAATCAAAGGAGCTTCCTGCTCTTTCAACGTTTCATCACTAGCAATCAATTTCGTGGTGATGAATCTCGACACCGGTGTGTCTGTTACTAAAGCCAACCACATTATAATCTGCTGCACCATGTCCATCATTGGGGATAACTGGGCAGGTTCAATGGCCTTTACGTCCGCTTCAGTCTTCGACTTCGTTGTTCCAATGATTATGCCTGGCTGCACTTCGAGTGCGTTGCTTTGATCTGACTTAAGATCGAGACCGTCTGAAGTGGGAATGAATCCCAATGCCACCAGGATCCTATATGCCGTTTGGTCTTCTGTCGACAGTAAATCAACAACAGCCTTATTTGCAGCATCTTGTAACGGTATTGCATCCGCAGCTTCTAAAGCCTGACTCTTATTGTAAAAAGGTACTACCGCGATTCCTAAAGGTGTGCCATCCGTATCAGTCCATGAAATTGGCCATTCCTTGTCCTCGCTGTCCTTGTAGGGCTTCCAATCTCCGCCGCCACCTGTGCGTGCATACTTCGCAATCTTATCGGGAAAGTAAAGAGTTCGTCGTTGCGTGAGCTTTTGTTCAATCCATTCCGTCCAATACTTTACCGCAACTATCGGATCTAAGTTGGGATCACCCTGCGGATAAAATATCTTACAGCCGTTTCCATCTCCACCAGCTTCAACTTCCGTGTAATGGGTTTGTGGAAGCCATCGGGGATATCCTTTCTCTACCGGATAATCTACAATGACGTAATGTGCACCATCACGCAATGCAGCCTCATAAATGTCATCTTGCAATGCATCCAGGTTGTTCAAATCCCAAACTTCCTGCGCCCAGGAAATCGCCTCTTTATCGAGCGAATCGAAACCAATAACACTTAGTTTTTCCGTAACTGTCCTGATTACAGACTGAACGATGTTCAAACGAAACTCAAATCCCCCGAAGGTCTCTCCGAGGAATTGTTTTAGTCTATCCGTCAAAACAACGTTTTGCTCGCCTACGTGATATTTGCGAGCAGACACGATTTGACGTGTTAGGTTAAGTTCAGCCTCTGATAGGGCGTCCAGATAAGCTAAGTCTACGGCGTCTGTCATTTTTCTTTACCTCAACATAGGATTGCACGACAACGGATACAGGTTTCATTACAGCGGCATTAACGGCTAAAGCAAATGCTACCGCACGATCGTCATGATCGCCCTCGGGAGCTCTTAGGGAAGCTCCTTCAATGCTTGATAACTGCACTTTTGTCTCTTCATCTCGAATTACCACTGATCCGTTGCGAATTTCTTCAACCAGAGTATCATACAGGATAGCCTTGCCGCGTGAGCTAGACATCCAACCCAGGTTTCCATCGTGCCCTTTAAGCACGCGGTCTCGCACCTTGGACGTATCGTTGAGGATCATCAATACTACATGCCCGTGATTGTTTCGTTCGGGCAAAATCTTTGCACTATTATACCAGTTACTTAGGGAGATCGCATAGCCAGTTAAAACTTCTGGCTCCACTTTCCCTGATAAAATCGCACACTGTTCAAGTGTACGTGTGTTCACCACACAGATTGTCGAATCATCGCTATGAGGATTGCCTTCCGCGGGATCTACTCCGATGGAGTAATCTTGGAACGGCTGTGGTTCGACATATACTTGCATCGAGGGTAACGAGAGTCTTGGATCCATGATCTTCTTAGACTCTGCATAGCACTTCGTAAGCCATGCGTAAGGAATTCTGCGATCTAATGTCGCAGGCATCAACGCCTCTTCATCTGTTTCCGGATACTGTTGATATAAATCGTCATAAGCACCCGTTCTTGACAATACATCTTTGACCTGTGCTTCATACCATGCTTTGTTACGTTCAGGACGTGAATGCCAAGGCAAAAATATGTGATGCCATCCATTCTCGCCAGCTCGTGCACCTCTATAGATCTTTTTGAATGCACTGTTTGGCGTAGACTTTTCAACTCGACTTAGTAAAACCATGCTGCCACCGCCATCAATGGTCGGCTTTACCGCATTCATCAATTTGTCGAGATCTGGAACGAGATCTGCTTCGTCAACGAATGCAAAGCTCGCGGTGTACGAGTCACCAGCCGTTGTAGGAAATCCATAGGCCACTGAGCCGTTGCTTAGTACCCACTCGTGAGAGGCGTCTGTAACTATTTGACGCGCTTTCATCCATTGTGGCAAGCGATTATAGATTCCCCGGAGGCGCTGCTGTCCCAAAAGGTAGATTGCCTCCGTCTCACGTCGTGAGAACAGCAGCGCCGTGAAGGCAGGACGGAACAACATCTTCCAGATCACCCAACAAAGTATCAACCAGGTCATACCTAACTGTCGTGCTTTAAGGATGACGTTTAGACGATTTTCTTCGAGATCTTTCACTACGCTTAACTGAGCAGGCCAGAGGTGAAAAGGAATCCAATCACCCGCTGTCGCATCGTAGATATGGCAGTAAGTATGGATAAAGTAAGCACATGAAGCGCTACACTTCAACCACTCTTCTTTAGTCTGCGCTGACGTCGATAACGTCTCCACGTATGTTCCTTTCCCAGTTAGCTACTTCTTCTTCGGCCTTACGTAATTCATCGGCCGAGTATGGCTCGATTTTACCTACACCGATTAAATGTGTGCTGGGTAACCCGACACGATCTAGGATCTCTTTTGCAGCCTGTACACCCAAGCGGGGGTTCTTCAAGTTTTCTATCAATGCCATAGCTGCCTCATTTGCACTCTTCATCAGTGTTTCTCTTGCTTGGTCTATGTATCCGAAAATCTCAGACGAACAATGTAAGTCAAACGATTCGGCTCTCTCACGCCACTTCCAAAGACGGGCGTGTTGCGACCATTCTTGTGAGGTGTTTATAAACGCCCGCGTAGCTTTCTTCTTAGCAGCCTGTTCTGGCTTCTCAACTTCTAACCACTTAAAGTAAGCCCGCGTGAGATTCCTGTTAGGTCCAAGCGGCAAGTAGTACGTCATGAATCGACGATACCAATAAATTGGCTCCTCTTCGACTTGCAGCCAAGGCGCTACGACCAGATTGGGTTCTTGAACGGCTAACTCACTCATATAGACTCCTCAAATACAATAATACATGACTATGGTCTAAAAAAGCCCTATAAATCGCCATTTACCTGTACATAAGTACCTAAAAGGCATAGTGTAAGTTTCTGAATAGTTGATTATAATATTATTATCAATTGTAGTATGGAGGCTGCACATGAACAAGGAACGTGAGTTAGAGATTGTCGAAATGCACGAGGGAGGACTTGCTCTCAATGGCATTGCAGAGGAGATGGATATCTCCGTAACTGCAGTACGGAATGTTCTGAAGAAGTATGGAAGGGCAACACATAGAGTCGTCGCCTCATTTAACGAGGAAGACGTCATAGCTCAATATGTAGCAAATGAGCCCGTTCCCGATATACTTACTACGAACAATCTCAACTATGCCCAACTTTATCACATTTTACAACAACACGGCATACCAACTCGAAAGTCTATCGAAGCAGACGTTAGGCAGGAACGACTCAATCATGCCATCGAGTTGTACCAAGACGGTCAACCATTGTGGCTCATCAAAGAGGAGACAGGGATACCTCAACCTACACTGCATGCAGAACTGCATAAGAGGCACATACCACTCCGCAGGCAATTCACACGGCCTGCTGATCCTTCGTTGGAGGAAGAGGTGAGCAATGAATGAGCGAAGCTTTGTAAGGGTGTATGACACTAAGACGTTGCAGCGAGATCTCGAAGCGGCGCTTGAGTACTGGAAGGCCTGGGAGAAACACGTGAGGGTTGTGCAAATCGTTCCGTTCGGTTTACTACGGCGCAAGACAATCGTAGTATTCGAATGGGAGGACAAGAAAGGCGGTCGTCCATGAAAGCTTGTCGTGATTGTCAATTCTTTATACGTCAAGGGGAACACTACGGTCAATGTAAACGCCTTGGCGCAATGAAACATGATGCGGGCGGGTATCTTCTCGACTCGCCATCGATGTTGATTATGGTGCAGGATGATCTCCACAAGATGGTTGAGTTAGATGGACGAGATGCTGCGCTAGGAGTCCCCCAATGGGGTTACGTTACGGTAGCAGAGTTCTTCCTTTGCGCCTACTTCTGTGCCGTTGACGTCGTTGAGTCTGCGCCCAGGATTGTCGGGGTTGAAAGTAGTTACCATGTTGCACCCAAAGGACAACGGGACGCCAAGCAGGATCTCGATTCGACCGTGAAGGCTGTGACTGTGGTGTTTCACGACTTCGGTTGGCCGATAGGTGAGCAACGCTATAAGGCGCGTGTGGAGTTGGGAGACGACATTATTTGGATTGAACCTTCGCCTGGAGGTGAGTGATGGAGTTTATTATTGTCACTCTTATATTTACGTTCGGGATTGCGGTGGGAGTGTGGTTGGGGAGTCGTGTATATCTAGTTCGGATAGAAGCTCTTCAAAAGATCCTTGACAGTGTAAAGAAACATCGAGACTACCTTTTGAGTGAGATTGACAAGCTAGAGGAGGATCGGAACGGCTAACCGCTGATCTAACCGCCACCGCTACTGCCGCTGACCCGTGGGTCCTTGGATCCGGGGTAAAAATGCCTGACGCATGAAAGATTGCGCAGGCATTTTTTGTTTTGGATGGTGCTTGGGTGGTTGTGCGGTGCCTTTCTGCTTGGTCGGCCCTTTGCGAGACTTGTCGTCCATGGGCAGATTTCGGCGCTTTTAAAAAAGATACGGTGACCCGTAAAACATGACAAAAGTAACGCTAAAAACATGACTTTCATCATGTTTTCTTTTGACTCAAGATCAATGATACTATATATAGAAATAAAAAATAAATATTCAATCAAAACTAAATAAAAAAAG